AGGGATTCCCAAAGAGCATGTGGCAAAGTATGAATACCATAGTGTGTTCTATGATGATTTGTGCATAATACTTCTAAATTTCCTGGGGATTCCAGCCACTCAGCAAATTCTTGATCATCTGTAAAGTGTAAACCAAAATATTCTTGTATTTTCTTTGGGTCAGCATTTGGGATTTGTGAAAATTCAACATGTGTATGATGTAATTCCATCTGTCCACCACAAAGATCATCATTAATAGCACACTTCCAAAGCCCCGCTGCTTTAATTTTCTTTTTAGCAGCGTTGAAATATTTATAGTTTGGATCTTTTTCTCGTGGATCATGTTCTGGAATATGTGCCAGAATTGAGAATGTCATGTTTTGATCATGTGCATCAGTCATTATAAATCTATTATACATTAAAAGGGGCTATATACGAATATTCCAGCACAGAATGACTCTGCCCTATCTCCCCGAACTCTTACATGCGGGTACTTGTGTTATATGTAACTATAAAACATCCTAAGAATAGTGTCGCATATAGCCTTATTCTTAGTATAGCATTAATTGTTTGACTTTTGCAAGTTGCATAATCCATGAGCAGGTCTTACATTATCTAGAGTATCTGATCCGCCTTTTGATATAGATATTAAATGATCAATATGTAAGCCATACTGCCAATTTCCACGACCTACCCACCTTGAAGCTGTCATGTCTATCTTTTCATTACAGATATGGCATATTTCGCCATATAGCTCTATAACTTGCAGCTCGGTATATGGAGAATGAATGTTATTTAATATTGAAACTCTTCTTTTACGATTATCTTTTCTTGTTTGCTCCCGCACTCTTTCACGGTATTTTTCTCTATATTTTCTATTAAGTTCTAACCTAAGTCCTGGTTTTAGATCTCTCCGTTTTTTATCTATCGCTTTTATTTTTTCAAGATTTTTTATTCTATAAAGACGATTATATTCATTCATAGCTAATCTGCAAGGCTCACAAGATTTTTCTTTTGCCAGTATATGTTTTCTGTACCCAGCATTTGTACCGCAATTATTAAATTCCATATAGTCCTCTAGGTTGGATTTGAACCAACGGTCTTTACCTTATAAGAGTACTGCCTTCACCACTTGGCCACTAGAGGCAAATTTTAGTTTTCAGATCCCATAAGTTTATTTTGTATAAGCTTGCTTGACTCATTAATAATTTCATATGCAAATATTTCAAGAGCTTTTGCATTTTTATTATAATGATGATTGCAGAAAAATAATTCTCCGCTCACGCCTTTAATCCAAACCAGAGCTTCTGCAGAGCATGAATCGCAACGGTCCTTTGGACCTAAAATATAAGTTTTTACTTCTGATTCTTGATCTTTAGTCATTACCATAATTATACTCTTTCTATAGTTGGATTAATAATTTCTAGCTCCCAGGGCTGGGCACGATCCAGCAACCTCCAAATTAACAATTTGGCATTCTACCGATTGAATTACCTGGGAATGTTTCTTTTATTCTACACTATCGTCTTTATATTTGTCAATCATCTTCAACAAATCTTCTGGACCATTAATCATACGGCGTTGTGCTTCAAACTTTCCAAGTTCAACAATTTCCTGTGCAATTGTATGCATCATATCATAAAGACCACTTGCATAACGCTTATCTGCAGGATTGCTGTGTTTAATTTCTTGTCTCATATTTACTGATGATTGTACAAAATATTCACATAGTGAAGTTAAACTAATATAAATATCTTCTTCATCTTCAATTGTTTTAATAGTTCCGTTTGCTAACATTATATTCCTTGTCTGTTGTTGTAGATGTATTCTACTAGAGTATTCGGAAGTTGTCAACTATATCTTTGTATTCACTATCATCATCATCAAAGAAGTCTCTTATATCTGCTGGCATAACTTTCTTTTCTGGAAACTTAATAGTATTCTTTAATCTTGCATCTGATTCCCGCTTTAATTGTTCTAATTCATCACCGAACACTCCAGAGTAATTATAGATTTCTACTTCTCTGTCAGCATCTGGTGGTGTTAATGATATCGCATTAAAGACTGCTCCGCAAACTGCGTCAGAAAGGTCTTTAGAGCCTTTTCTTGGGTGGTCTACCTTATCCTTAACAATACGAAGTTGTAACAACTCATCAATAAGTAACTGAATTTTTGGACCATGTAATCTTTCTTCAGTTAAAGTAAGAGACATATCTTCATAATGTTTCTTTGCTACTGATAAGATTTCTGTTTTAATTCCATGTACGCCAAGCTGTTGCATCATATCATGTGAATTCCAACGGTCAAATGTGACCATCTTAAGGTTGAATTCACGATCTCTAATGGAGATAATGTAATCTTTAACCTCTGTAAAATCAACTGATTTTGATGCTGTAGGTGTCCAATATCTTACTGCATCAACTACAACTCTAGGTGCTGCTTGTTTATAGTTCTCACCAATTTTCATTGTAACCCAGCCTTCAACGTGTGCTAATGCTACTGCACAATGGTCATGCTTTTGAGCCAAGTCAACGTGCATGAAATAAGTACGCTCTGGATTAGGCTTAAATGTATCATCAAATCTACCATACTCGTCTACATTTAATTTAGGATTAGCAAATGCTTTTTCAATGACTGCTCTATTTTTAAAGAACGCATCTGTTGCATCTGGAGGCATACATGCAAAACGCATAAGTGCATCTTGTGGATCACTATAAAAAGCTTCTGTAAAATCTTCAATTTTACGAGTAGGATTGATTTCCCATGTAGGTCTCTTTAATGCAAATATCTTAGGCATACGATATGAAATGATATGGTCTTCTTCCCATTCAATTTCAAATTCATTACCTTGTGTACCATCTGGCAGATCTGGATCTACTTTAAACTTATGATGTCTAAGAACTACTTCTTTTTCTGCCACCGCTTCATTGTATTTCTGTTGAATATAGTCAAGTTTGAAACGTGGGAATGAAAGCAAAATAATTTTTCCAAAATCTGGGAAACGAGATGTAACAGATCCTTTATACATTTTATAAATAGATGATGCAGTTTTTGCATTCTGGTGTCCAGATGTTGATTCCAATTCAAATCCTGAAATCTCATCAAGGATAACAATCAATACGTTATAACCTTCCCAGGCTTCTGATTCTGAGTGACCTGAGTGAACTGTTACACCTTTATCAAATTCAACCATATTTGCTTTAGCAACATATCTGCCCTGAAACCAAGGGGATCTTTCAATACGCTGGTTAAATCCTTTAAAGAAAACTCGGTTAGCCTGCACAGCGTTAATAGCAATGTTAATAATATCAATAGCATCCCCTGGAGGCTTACCAAAGTAAACAGCAGGATCTTTTAAGCATAACAAAAGATATACCACATAAGCACAAGCAATTGTAGAGGTATAGTCCTTACCCGAACCTTTACCCAATTGCATAATAATTTCATTACATGTTTGTTTAAATATTTTACGACCTTCATCTTCGCCGTAAATTCTTATTAATGTATCTTGTTTGTAAATCTGTGTAGAAGCACGAATCATTATATACTGATTCTCAGATAATGGTGGTAATCCAAGATATGCTTTGTCTGTTACAAACTGTTCTAATGGGACTGGAGTTTCACTAAACTCGTCACCACTTAGTGCATCTAAGAATACATTAAAGTCGGACATTACTCTACGATTACCGCTTCAACTTGTCCAGTTACTTCTGATAATCTTTTAGCAACTTCCCATTTGCAATGGTCACAGTTTGCAGTAACTTCTTTTAAGATACCTACAAGGACTTCTTGCTTACGCTCTGATTCTAGAATCTGATCGGTTAAGTCGCTATTCTCTAAAACTCCTGCTTTATTAAGCATATCAATACGCTTTGCTTCAATATCAGCAATTAACTTGAGTGCTTGTGTTTTAACAGGTAATGCATCTTGAGCATCCGCTTGTTCTAATGTTTTCCAAGCTTCTTTAATAAGCATACTGTAATGCTCATCTGCTCCCGCCAAAGCTTCCTTAGCACGAGCTTTAATAGCAGTGTTATCTTGGACTAATTCTTTCCAAGTCTTGATATGGTTGTCAACTTGCACACGAGTTAAGCCTGTTGTTTTAGCAATTTGCGATGAAGTACTACCTTTCAGCAATTCTTCAACGACTTTATTCATTTGATCAAACTGACCTGCAACTTCTAATTCTGACATTTAGCCTCCCGTACTATAAAATCCGCCACCCTTAAATTGGATGCCAAATGTATTGTAAACTCTTGTCATTCTATGACCTAGCTGGCATTCAGGGATTTCTTCTGGATCATTAAATCCTCTAGTTATTTCAACATCTTCATCACACTCTATACAGCAATATTGATAAATTGGCATATCTAATTATACCTCTTTACTACTGTTCATGTCAAGCATATATTTATTAAGCCATTCATTCCATTGTATAATTTTTTCTTTCCATTCTTTTATACTCATATTATTTTTAGCTCTGTTACAACGAATACAGCAGGGGACTACATTTTCCTCTAAATATCCAATAAGGTTGTCAAACCTATCAATACCATTTGAAATAAAGGCTTCATGCCAATCTTTTTTATAAGAAGAATTTTCCCAGTACCCTCCTTCTGGGGATGAATTGCAATAATAACAATCTTTTTTACTTATAGAATAAAAAAAATCAAAACTTAAATTATACTCAAAGCCTCTCTCTTTTGCTTGTGCTCTAGACTTAGCATATGCTTGTTTAGCGGCAACATGATCGCCCCCTATCTTTAACTTGCTAGCTCTTTCTTTATTCCCGCATATATGGCATTGACGACTGGTTCCTTTAATAAGTGTATACCCATCTACAATTTTTTCTGTGCCACACACACATCTACACAACCAATTACCTTGATATTCATGACGAATAATCGTCCAACTATTATAGTTATCCCCAATATTTATCATATTTCTAGAAAAATTCTTACTTTTCTTCTGTCCCTTATTCATAATAATATTATATCATAGATAAAAATAAACTACCGATTCTTATCATCAAGAACCAATAAGAGTATTAGATACCCTACAAGATCCAAGATCGTATCCTCATCGCCAAAACTTTGTCCAGAAGCTAATCTATTTAATTTATCATCTATTCTGATTAAAGTTTGTTCCCTTGCTGGTAATTTACTAAAAATACCAATAGGTTTTTGAAATGAATTTCCATATGAAATATTCTT